TCACGTAAGCGTTTAAAAAAATATACAGAATCAAGATATGCACACATTGACGGTTTAGGTGACTGCATACGTTATGGCATACACCACTTGTTCCCAATCACACACGATAGTCCTTATAACATAAAAGAATATGTTGGCATGGACCCTGCTTATCAAGCATTAAATGATCCTGCAAGAAAATATGCACCACAAAGTCCATTGTATCCAGGTGGACCAACGTGGGAAGAAATCATGACAGGAGATGAGCCACAAGATGACTATCAAGTGTGGATCTAAGGAGGTAAGACATGGCTAGAAAATTAGGAGATCAAGGTTCAGTTTATGAAAGATTATTAAAAAAGATGAAAATCAATGATACCACAGGTTGCTGGGAATGGCAAGGTGGTAAAAACAACATTGGTTATGGACTAATACGTGATGGTGACAGAATGCGTAGCACACACCGTGTTAGTTATGAAATGTACAAAGGTTTAATACCAAAAGGTATGAATGTTTGTCATGAATGTGATAATCCTATTTGTGTTAATCCTGATCATTTATGGTTAGGCACAATGAAAGACAATATCAGAGATATGATGAACAAAGGTCGTAGTAATTGGGTTGGCAATCGCAGGGAAAAAGGATGGAAGCATCCTATAGTAACATGCGAACATTGTAATAAACAATTGCCAATCAACACATATGGTCGTTGGCATGGGCCTAAATGCAAGGTTCTACAACAAAGCATAAATACTACATCAAATGCCATCGATACAAGCGAGAATTAAAATATGCAAATTAGTGCCCTAACAAAACGTAGCCCTGTGTATGATGCTATCATCCAACAAATGATGAATTATCAATATGCATACCTAGGTGGTTACATCTTTAAACAACAAGTTCGTAAAAAGCGTCCAAGTGAGGATAGCATTTTGTGGAACGATTTAATTACAAATACAGTGGCACAACCTATTTGCCGTTATGTTGTTGATACAATCAATGATATTTTGTTCGAACCAGGCGTAAAACGTGATATTAAATTTGCAACACCAGCTGGTGCAATCATTGAAACAAAGAATAGCGAATGGAGTGATCTGTTTGTTATGGATTGTGATTTGCAAAATCGTAGCCTTGACAGTTTCATGGAACAAGTTGGTGATTTGACCAGTATCTTTGGTCATTGTTGGATCGCCGTTGACATGCCACAAACTAGTGAAGGCAACCTAGGTAGACCTTATGTTTGTGCAATTAGTCCTTGCGATGTTTGGGACTGGGAATGGCAATATTATGGTGGTCGTCCAATTCTTAAGTTTGTTAAAGTTAAGGAAATGGAAGATGAAGAATATTACTATTTGAAATGCTATCATTTAGGTGACAGTGAAAATCCTAGTTCATGGGCTAGTTATAGAGTGCCTAAAATGGCATTAAGCAACAGCGTAGAAAAAGAGGCTGATTGTTTGGCAACAGGCACATTCTCACCAGGCATGGCAATACCAATTTTCATTGCATATGGTCGTCGTGATCCACGTATCATCGATGTTGGTGTAAGTGACATTGATGCAGCCAGCGATGCAATGCGTGAACATTACAAATTAGAATGTGAAGCATACACAGCATTGCAATTTGCACATACAATTATTCGTGCAGAAAAAGGCATTCCAATTCCCGTACACGCTGGTGCAATTGTTCGTGCCATGAAAGACCAAGTAGAAGCAATTAAAGTTGATACTGGTGATGTTGAGCAAATCATTAAAAAACAAAGTGACATTCTTACGCAACTAGAAGGATTAGTTGGTATGGGTGGTATGCGTAAAGATAGCCAACAAATTGCAAGTGGCATTAGCATCATCGAAGAACGCAAACAATTACACCGTGTTGCAAAAAGCAAAGCAAGATTAATGGAAGTAACCGAAGGTATGATTTTTACCTTTGCCGCACGTTTCATGGGTCAACGTTGGGCTGGTAGCGTTAACTATAACACAGACTATGAAGCACACGATACCAATTACAGACTAGCACTATTGCAACAAGCACAAACAATGGCTGGCGACAGCGATATGGTTAAAGCATTGGTTACAAAAGAACTTATTGGTATGTTGGCACCTAATGAAGACACACGTGAATACGAACAAGCATACATCAACACTATTCCTGATCCTGATGTAAGAAACTTATTGCTTGAAGAACAAAATGAAGTATTAAGCAGTGATGCATTAGATAGCATGGTACCAGTATTAGATAAAAACTTTGTTGATCCTAACACTGTACCAATGACTGAAGAACAACAACAAGAAGCCGCAGAAAAATTAATGAATGTATACCAAGAAACCGATGAAGGTGAATTTGGTAGAGTGGATAACACAACATTGTTAGGCGGTCCTGGCACTCCAATGACTCCAATGGGTACAAGTTACTACCCACAACAAGCCGTTGCTGTGCAAATCACAGGTTTAAACACGGGTCGATAATGCCCAGACTAAATACATTATCAACAATTTCGTTGGTTACGTTATAACTATAAGGAACAAATTTAATGGACAAAGTAACTATCGGTGGCAACGATTCAGCCCTTGCTCAAGGACAAGGTCAGGGACAACCTGACAATTCTGCGGAACAACAAGTAAATGCAGGTGCTATTCGTAAAAGCACAACTAATTCAATATTGAATGCTCTTAGCAATGCTAGTGGGCAACAATTTGAATCAGTAGAAGCGGCGTTAAGTTTCATTGCAAGAACCTCTGCTGTTCAACAACAGTCCGGTGGCAACGCACAGCCAGTGGAGGAACCAATACAACAACGTACTGGTCGCGTCACTACTAATGACTTGCATGAACAATTTAGTAAACTTCAAAGTGATTTGGCTCGTAAAGACCAAATGATTCGTGAAAAAGAACTAGATGGTGATATTCAGCGAGCCATGGGTGACAGATTCGATCCTGATTTGTTAGATTATGCATTGTCAAAGGTCAGAAGCAATATTCAATGGAATAACGATGGAACCTACAGCATTATTAACAGCAAAGGACAAGAACGTTATGGTATGGACGGTAGCCCACTAACAATTCAGGGGTTAGTACAGGAAGTAGCGCAGGGTAATCCTAAACTACTAAAACAGAGTAATCTACCCTCTGGATCAGGCTTAAGACCTGGTCAAGGAAATTTTGCAGGTGCTCCTCATGAAACAATGCCTGACTATGCCAAAGATCCAGCCGCGTTTAACAACTGGGCTAAGACAAATGGTTTAGGCAAGAACATTGGATTAAAGATCATGCAAGTAGCAGCCACAAGTTCCTTGGGCAGTCAAAAAATACTCTGAATCTAGCCAACATTAAGGAGAATTATTATGGCTTATGTATTAGGTGGCTCAGACAACGAAAACTACGGTTTTACGTTCGCAATTGCCAATTTCGCTCTACGTGCTATGCACGAATCTATGGGTCTAGTTAACATGACCAACGTTGTATTACCTACACAAGGTAATCAATTCTTGGTACCTAACTTTGCACCTATCACTTATCAGGACTTTAACCCAGCTGGTGGACCAACTAGTCCATGGAACACAGGTAACGCCGCTGTTCAAAATCCTGCGTTGATTCAAACAAGTATCTTAGCAAGTCCTGCTGTTGCAACGACTGCGTTCGATGTCTTCTACGGATGGACCACAAGTTTCCAATTGGCAGCAACATTAGGTGCTGAATTGGGTGACTCATTCGCTGAAAAGGTTGACCAACGTGTTACCCAAGCGTTCGCTAACGCAACAAGCGCAGAAACAGATGGAACTGCAACTCCAGTTAACACAACAACTGGTTTCAAACCAACTCCATTGAACACATACTACGCAACAAGTGCTGACGGATACACACGTGTTAAACAATTAGGTGCACTGGAATTAGTTCCATCAGGCACTTCATTGTCATTCACTGGTAACGTTGCTAACGGTGCAACTGCTGGCTTTACAACAAGTTCAGTATTAGAATTGATTCGTTTTGCTAAACAACAATTCAAGGTTGCTCGTATGAGTGGTTCACCTGTTATCGTTCTTGATAGCAATGGTTATGTAACTGAAGCAACTTCAGGTGCACCTGGTGGTTCAGGTTCTTCATTAACTCGTCTATTGAGTGAGTTAACTGGTGGCGCCGTATCAGGTCCATCAAGCGGTGGTAGTAACCTATCTGCACTTGGTAACGAATTGTTATCAACAGGTAAGATTGAAAACGTTTATGGCTGTATGGTCATGTTCACCACATTCTTGCAATACATCGCCGGTGATGCATCTAACAAGCGTTACATTAATGGTGCTTATGAGCCTTGCTTGGTTGGCGCTTACTTTGGTGACAGTGCATTGTTCACTGTTATGAAAGAAGGATTGCAAATCAAGATAGGTGAAGTACCTGGTGGTTTGCAAAATTGGCTAACTGGCCTAGGATATTTCGGTTCTGGCGTTGGTGACCAACGTCGTGGTGGTGCTATTAACATTCAACAAGACGCACGTTCATAATTTATAAACCAGGGAATCTAAAATGTCAGTACCATATCAACGAATCTCAAATGCGACAGAGCAAGACATATTGTTTTATGATCCTGCTGCCTATCGCAGGGCACAAGCATTGAATATTGACTGGCAACCTTATTTCAAGGTTGGTAGCCAAGAATGGTTGTACAAACTTGAATTCGGTTGGTGGAACAAATACTGCGACACAGTACTAGGGGCGTACTATTACAGCAATTTGCCTAATGGTGCGCTTATTAGTAGTTTCAATCCTAGTCAACTCATCAAAAACGACCAGACACTAATCCGTTTAGACGTTTTTGGTGCAGTTTTAGTGTTTTATGAATCACTAGTAACTGAGGTCAGTAACATGAACGATGTTGACAAGATGAACTATGAATTCGCAAAAGATCGTTGTGACCGTGAATGGGTTAAGGCATTGGAGTTGATGAACTTCTATGACCTATATCAAAACTCACCAAACGGACCCACAACGAAACTTGAAGAAAACTGGACCGCAGACGTTGATTATTTCAACGGTGACAGGAGATTCTTTTAATGTATAATCCTGGCAACATGCCTTACATCACCGGTGATGGTGTGTATACAATGGTAAAATATTATATACCACAATCATGGGATGTTCCAGTGTTCAGCAATGAAGACTGGGCAAGTGATGATGACATTGTTCGTTATGGCATTTACATTAGTGATATTGTAACTACAAATAGAACACCAAATCAACTTGCTGTTAATCAAGGTGGTAACATCTATAACGCAGTTGATGAGTTTTATATTGCATACATCAGTTTCCAACAAGACCCTAACTTAGATCGTGTTAGAGATATGATTAGCAGTTTAGTTACACAGAATTATCCTGGAACAAACACACAATTCATGGATGGTTATTTCGAAAGAGATTACCAAGAAGTTTTGAATTATGGTACGCAACGTCAAAGATATACCTGGACTTTTAAATTAACTCGACTTGAATTTCAATAAAGCCAACATTAAGGAGAACACAAAATGGCACGTATTACGACAAACACTCAAGGCACACAGCCTATTATTGCACTAACTATTCAGGGTCAAACTCCTGGTGGTGCAAATACAATCACAGTTCCATTCTTACAGGATGTAACGATTACCAACAGTACTGGCGTTTATGCTTACACTGACTTTAGCGATACTGATCAACGTAAACTAAGTACACCTGCTGACAATAAGATTGCAACCAACATTATCGTTGATAGCACAACTTATTTTGGTAATTCTGCAAATGCTAACACCACTGCAAGTGGTATTGGTATTGCTACACTTTCAACTAACAAAACACCTTTGCAGTTTGAAGTGTATTGGAATGGTAATGCTACTGGTGCTTACACTTACACTGGTAATTGCTTTATCACTAACTTAGCACCTAAAACTGCACCTACACAACCTGTATGGATCACACCATTAGAACTTGCTGTAGACGGTAGTTATCTAGTAGGTAACGTTGCTTAATTGAGCAACAGTTAAACGAAAAGGCACTCACAAGGTGCCTTTTTTAATAAATTAAGGAGTAACAAATGAACGAAGTATGGTTAAAAACCAACGAAGAAAAATTAAGAAGTTTGCTTGGTGATGAAGCCAAACAAATGCCCATGTTAGACAACATGTTATACACAATCAAGCAAATGAAAGCAAAGCAAGCCTTTCGTATTGCACTATTAAATCAACTATTAGAAGAATGCGAACCAGATCAAGATAATCTGTAAGCATAAATACTTTACAACAATTTAAGGAACAAATAAAATGAAATTATCACAATTATCCGCAAAGCCTGTCTTAGTACAAATCACACTAGACGATGAGGATGTAATCAAAGAATATAACGAACCTCTTGAGTTTTATACTTGGGACCGTCAACCTATGGATGTATTCATGAAGTTGGCAAGCGTTGATCCAAATGCAGTTAATTCAAGTTTGATTGGCATTGTTCGTACATTGATTCTTGACGAAGATGGAAAAGAAATATTGACAAAAGACAATATGCTACCACCCAAGATTCTCATGAAAGCAATCATGAAAGTCAGTGAAATGTTGGGAAAGTAACAGGCAGCACAATTGATGTTAAATCTAAGGAGTTATACATAGTATTGACAATTGAAACAATGGCCAAAAGATATAAAATGTTGCCAAGCGAAGTTTTAGAACGTGCAACAACATATGATTTATATTTGATGGACGTTGCCATGAGTTATCATAATTATGAAATGCAAAAGATTAACAACAATGGTGTTGCACCCGCCCCAGATTTAACTGAGCAGGAAATGTTAGATATTATGAATAAGGTAAAACAATGAGATTAGATTCAATCGCCAAAATTTCAACATTACAAAAGTTCATTATTAGTGAACCTGATATTGTGTTGGATTATGGCGATGAATTAGAGTTTTATTCTTATCCTGAAGAATCAAAACAACATTTAAAATTTATTAATGATAATAATTTAGATTATCAAAATACCATTGAAATTTTAAAATTAATGATTTTAGATAAAAATGGTATGCCAGTAATTACAGATGGTTATAAGATGCCAAACAGAGTAATGTTATGTGCTTATAACTGTCTTAAAAATGAGTTAATGGAGTAATTATGGCAACGATATTAAATTCAAATCCAAATACATCAATAACTAGTGGGCCGGTATCATTTAAAATCAATGATGTTGCTTATCAAAACAAAATGCAAAAGATTACAAATCTTAAGCAAGTAGTAATGCCTCAAATTTTTAATTATTTTAAAGATTTGACTCCTGTACGTAGTGGTAATGCTAAAAATAGTACAACCTTAGATAGCAATTTGCGCATTCAAGCACAATACCAATATGCTGGTGTACTTGATGCTGGTCGAGGTTTTAGAGATGGTAGAATGCGCGGTAGTATTCAGGCACCAGATGGTATGAGTAAACCTACTAAAGTTGAAGCCGATCGTTTGGTTAAACAATATATTAATACATTTGGAAGAAAATAATGGCACAAGATATTAGCATTACAATGGGGCTTGACAACACACAGATGTTGACAGCCCTAAACCAAACAACTTCAAAAGTAAATGATTTTGCCAACAACGCCAAAACACAATTGCAAGGTGTAAGTGAAAGCATTACGAAATTAAATGAAACTACAGTTGGTATATCTGAATCATTTGAAAAATTAGGTACTGCTGTCCTAGGAATTGGTTTGGCTGAATTTGTCGCACATGCATTTGAAGCATCCAGTGAAATGGTTAACATGGCAAGTTCATTAAATGTAAGCACACAAAGTTTCATGGAAATGAATGCCGCAATGGTTGCCGCTGGTAAAGGCAGTGATGCATTAGGTCAAGCAATAAGTAAAATGGAAATGGCTGCTGAAAAAGCCGCAGAAGGTAATGGTAAATTACAAGATGCATTTGGCAAAGTTGGCGTTTCTATGGATTACTTAAAAACGCATAGTGCTGAAGATACATTTAATAAAATTGCACAAGCATTAGCCAATATGCAAGATCCTGCGCAAAAAGCATTAACAATGCAAGAATTGTTAGGCAAAGGATTTAAGGGTGCTGATCTTGAAGAATACATTAAAAATCTAGATAAACTCAAAGGTACAATGAGCGAAGAGGCCGAAGCCGCAGAAAATGCCGCTCATTTCTATGATCAATTAAAACAAGGCTTTACTTTATTGCAAGGTAAAGTTGTAGAATTAATTGAAAATTTCACAGGATTAAAAGGCGATCAAATATCAGGTATACTTGGTAGCAAAGTGGCCGCAGAAAGTTTATTAACAGTACTAGGTTTAATTACAGCAAGTAAAGTACTTGGTGCTATTAGTGATTTAGTTACTATGATTAAAGGCTTGGGCGTGGCCTTTATTCCAACATCAGCCGCGGCAGTAGCAGGCACAGCATCAGTTGATTCATATGCCGCTTCATTAGTTCACGCGCAGGCATCATCTATTGCATTTACTGCAGGTTTAGGTCGTGTGCAAACTGCACAAAATACTGTTAACGTTGCCACAATTGAATTAAATGCTGCACTTGCAAAATATGGTATTGGATCTGCCGAAGCCATAGCCGCAACTAACGCATTAGCAGCCGCTGAAACAAGATTAGCAACAATGAACGAGGCTGCAGCCTTATCACAAACACAATTAGCAGAACGATTTGGTTTAACAACAGTAGCCGCTGAAGGCGCAACTGCGGCTGTAACCACAAGCACTGGTGTATTTGGTACACTAGGTGCAATGCTTACTGGTCTTGCAAGTGCAATTGGTGGATTTTTGGCTGCAATTGGTCTACCAGAAATATTAATAGGATTGGCTGCAATCGCTACAGCGGTTGGTGGTATCATCATAGTTTGGAAAGCATTTGGTGATGTTATTAGTGATTGGGCCGGCAAAGCCATCAGTTGGATTAAAGACGTTGGTGGCGCAATTTACGAATGGATCACAAGCAAAATTGATGCTGCCGCAAATGCATTAAGATCATTTACAGATAAAATTGGTTTAACTTCACCTAGAGCGCAATCACAAGGTGAAACATTGCCAGACACAGGTGCTGGAGCAGGGCGAGGTAAGGTAAATCCAACAAGTCCTTCAGTATTAAATCCAGCACAATCAATTGTTGATCCTGCTGCCGGCGTAAAAGCAACACTTGCAAGTATTCAACAGCAATATCAATTGATGACCATGGTCAATCAAAGAGCGCAAGAACGCTTAGATTTAGAAATTAGTTTGGCTGGTGCTAGTGATGAAACCAAACGCAGTCAATTAGCCGCATTTGATGCTACTACAAAATACGAAACTGAAATTGCAAAGATCGATGGTGAAATTAAAAAGTATGAAGCAGAAAAAGCGGGCGCGGGCGATAGTGCCAAAAGAGGTGCTTATCAACAAATCATTAATACATTGATTCAAGAAAAAACCCTATTAACAAACAACAATCAATTAATGGCAGATAAAACTGCTGAATTGACTAAGCAAAACAATTTGGCTGCAATGGCACAAGTATACCTTGATGCAAGATTAAAAGTTGAAAAGAATTTGTCAGACATTACAACTCAAATGGATGAGTTGACAATGACCAATGATGAAAAGAAAATTGCAAACATTAACAAAGAAATTGCAGCCGAACAAGAATTGGCAATTAAGAAACGTCAGGCACAATTAGGTTCTACACCAATCAGCGAGGATGAAACAAATCAAATCAAGCAAAAGATTGCAGACATTTATGAAGTGCAAAAAGTTGCAACACAAAATGAAATTGATTTAAGTCGTGATTGGGCAACAGGTTGGACAGCAGCCTTTAAACAATATGTTGATGAAGGTACCAATGCAGCCAAAATGAGTGGTGATGTGTTCAATTCATTGACTAAAAACATGAACAGTGCAATTGACAACTTTGTTAAAACTGGTAAGTTTAATTTTGGTGACTTTGCAAGAAGTGTTATCCAAGACATGATTTCAATTGAACTTAAGGCTGAAGCCACACAAGTGTTCAAATCATTGTTTGGTGGCGGTAGTGGTACTGGTGGATTGTTTAGTTCAATTAGTAGTTTGTTTGGATTTGCTGATGGTGGTGATCCTCCAGTTGGCAAAGCAAGTATTGTTGGTGAAAACGGTCCTGAATTGTTTGTACCTAAAGTACCTGGCACAATTGTTCCAAATGGTGCAATGGGCGGTGGACAACAAATTACAAACAACAATGTAACACACAATTACAACATCAATGCAATTGATAGTCAATCAGTTGCACAATTCTTTGCAGCCAACAGAAAAACAGCATTAGCAAGTGTGCAAATGGCACAACAAGAATTGCCCTACAATAACAGTAGATTTTAAGGAATAAGTTATGAGTACAGGTTTACAAACAGTTATCAATTATTCCAATACAATGCTAGTCGATAGACGCAAGGTAGTTGGTATACAATACACACGAAATGAAATTCCTCGTGTTACATTGACACCAACATTAAATCCATGGAAATTTACATTTGAATTACCAAATAGTTTTCGCTATAGCGATGCACGTGCATTGATGGAACAAATTGACACATTAGATCAATTCACACCACAGATTGTTACATTTGGTGATAATCCTAATTTAAGTTGGATGTTTGCATATCAAGGTGTAATGAGTCCACAAATGATTAACAATATTACTGTTAGAAGTTTTGCTGGTAATCAATTGATATTACAAAATTTGCCTGCTATCAATGCACAAGCGCCATTGTTTTTACAAAATGATTTGATACAGATTGCAGGTCATCCTTATCCATTTACAAGCACAACAGATGTATTACGTGGTACAGATACAAGCGTGACTATTACAACCAACAGACCAAATATTATTTCATCAACTGTTGTTGGTAGTAATATTGTTGTTGGTAATCAATGTCAGTTTAATTTATTTTGTCCCAACATGCCTAAGTATAAATTAGTAGTAGGTGGACAATTAGTGAGTAACGGCCAATTAATTAATAACGCATTATTAAACTGGAGCAGTGGTTTTTTAATGTATGAATTCTGTGGAGACGCATAATGGATAACATCCCAGCAGTAGCAAATAACCCAACAAACATTACAACAGCAGAGTTTGTTAAATTAACAATTTACAATGATGCAACCAATCCTAGTGATACAACAGTTTATACATTTAGTTCGGCATACAAATATGAAGAAATAGATGGACAAGTTTATAGCCCAATGGGTGGACTAATGGCAATTGGTATACAGCAACGTGATTTACGTGCAACATCAAGCCAAACATCTATTAGTTTAAGTGGTATCAGTGGTGACAACATTTATTTGGTGCTTGGTACAAAGGTACAAGGTTCTATTGTGCAAATCATTCGTGGTTTCTATGATGAAAACTATAACTTAACCAGTTATGCAAATCGCTTTACTGGTATCATTACAGCATATAACATTACAGAAGATAGAAAAGACCAAACTGACAATTTCACAGTTACAATCACAGCCAATAGTTTTAAGACTGTGTTAGAAAATCGTGTGACTGGAAGAAAAACAAATCGTCATAGTTGGCAAGTAGTAAATCCAACTGATAGTGCCATGAACAACGTAGGTTCTATTTCTGGTCAATGGTTCGACTTTGGATTACCACCAGGCTCAACAAACGCTGGTGCAGGTATTGCCAACCCAAGTGGTCAAGCAACACAAGGAAGTTTAGTACCTGCAAGTAGAGTGCAAAATTAAGGTAACAAATGATTAGAGTAGCAAATAAATTTGACATTCCTAGATTGCGTGAAATGCTATTGAACTATCAAGCATCAGGTGCAATTAAGAATTTGAAAATAACAAATGAAGAAACAGGATTAAGAATACTTAGCACTATCATTGTAGGTGGTGGCATAGGATTGGTTAGCGAAAAGAATGGTGTTGTAACAGGTATGTTACTTGCAGTTTGTGTACCATTCTTATGGGACAACAGTCAATTGATCATGAGTGAAGTTGCATATTGGGTAGAACCAGAATATCGTAACTCAACTGCTGGTTACAGACTGTTAAAAAAATACACAGAAATGTGCGAAGATTTACGTGATAGTGGCAGAATTGTAAATTACACAGTTAGCCAATTAGCAGGCCAAGAACTTGACTATTCACGATTTGGCTTTAAGCCAATAGAACAAACTTGGAGTATATAACATGCCAATTTTTACAGCAATCGCGGCAGCAATTGTATCAGCAGTAAGTGCTATTGGTATCACTGGTGCTATCGCAACTGCTATTGGTGCAGTTGGTGCATTTGCCGCACAAACATTATTACTAACAGGTATCTCACGATTACTAACCAAGAACAACAATGCAAATGGTACAACACAAGATGCAGGTGGTCGTGTTCAATTAGCACCAGGCACAAGCAATGTTATTCCTGTTGTTTATGGTAGCGCATACGTAAGCCCAACAATCACTGATGCAAAAATCAGCACAGACCAAAAAACAATGTGGTATTGTACTGTGTTAAGTGAAGTTACAAACACACAAAATTCAGGTGACACACCAGACACATTTACATTTGGTAATATTTACTATGACAACAAATTAGTAACGTTTGGTGCAGGTGATTTTGGTGATAACAATAATGTTGTAAGTTTGACAACCAACACATTGCCTGCTGAAGTTGATACCAAAATCAAAGATAGAATTTACATGTATCTGTTCCCCAATGGTGGCAGTTCAGGTATTAACACTGGTGGTAAAACTGCTCAAGAAATTATGAGCGACACAGGCATTCCAACTGATGAACGTTGGAGTGGCCCTATCTATACTAGCGATGGTCAAAGCCCAAGCATGACCAACACAGCGTTTATCATTGTTAAAATTGTTTATGATACAAATGCAGGTACAACAAGATTGGGTACAATTACTGCTCAATTGCAAAACACTAGAAACAAGCCAGGCGATGTGTTCTTAGATTACTTCCAAAACACACGTTATGGTTGTGCTGTTCCTGCAAGTCAAATCGATACTGATAGTTTTAACAAACTCAATGATTATAGTGATGAATTAATTTACTATAATGACACATCAACACCACCTGTACTGCAATCACAAGCCAGATATAGAATCAATGGTCCTATTAACACAGGACAAAACTGTATGACCAATTTGCAAACCATTGCAGATGCCTGCGATAGTTGGGTAGCATACAATGAAATCTTAGGCAAATGGCAAGTTGTTATCAATCAAAGTTATCTAGATGGTGGCGTAAATGTCAGCACATTAACAGTTGGTGACAACTATAGTATTTCAACATTAGGCACTACAGATTGGAACGTTGTTGCAGGTACAACAGGTATTACATATGTTGTTGGTCAAACAATCAATGTTGTAGCCGCAGGTACTGGTACAGGTACAGCAGTTCCTGCACCCTATCAAGTTACAGATTACAACTTGATTGGTGGTATCAATGTTAACCCAATTTCAATTCAATCAGTTTACAATTTGTTGGAAGTTCAATATCCTGATGCTAATATTAAGGATCAAACAGATTATAGTTATATTAATTTGATTGATACGCAACCTGAAATAATGAGTCCAAATGAACCACAAAACTTATTGACTGTTACATTGCCAATCACTAACAATTACATCACAGCAACATATATTGGCGAACGTCAATTATTAATGAGTCGTGAAGGATTGACAATCAACTTTAGTTTAGATTATAGTGGTATACAATTAACTGCAGGTGATGTGATTGCTATTCCATTCGCACCATATGGTTGGGATGTATTAAATTACAATTATGGTAAGTTGTTTAGAGTTACGCAAGTACAAGAAATTAAAGACAATACTGGATTCTTGGGTGCAGGTATTACTGCAACTAGTTACAATGAATCAATTTATGCAAATGATCCGATCGATCAATATGTTCCAGATGCAAACACTGGTTTAAGTCAAACAAGTATTATTGGTACACCAGATGCGCCATCTGTTACACTTAACACAGCAAACACAATTAACCAAATGACTGTGGTTGCAACTGTACCAACTTATTCAGCAAACAATGCAGGTCAAGTATTGTTTATGGATTTCAATTATGGTAACACCAATGTTAGTGCTAACCATTCATTGTATACCACAGTAGCAGGTGGCAATGGAGCACCATTAGTAAATGGTTCTAATGTGTCAATCAATGTAACTGACATTGCAGTTGGTAACGTATATTGGTCTGTAACTGCAAGAAATCAACTAGTTGGTTCACGTAGTAATAGTTCAAATTTAACTACTTGGAGTGGTCCTGCTGTTTCTACATATGATCCAATGTCGAATACAGGTGGTATTAGTGGTACAAATGTTAAATCCAATACAATTTCTAGCAACAATTTAACTAAAACAGGTGTAACCGCAGGTAGTTATACATCTGTTAACGTAACTGTTGATGCCGCGGGTCGTATTACAACTATTGCAAATGGAACTGGTGGTGGTGGAAATAGTGGCAATGCAATTTACAACTATATAGATAGCACATCGTTTAATTATAATTCTGCAGGGCCTGCAAATGCTTATAGTGATCTTGTTCGTAACCAAAGTGTATACATACCAGGTGGCAAGGCAAGATCCAAAACTACTGGTTTCGTTATTGTAGACACGCAAGATTCTTATTATCCATTTTATGATGGTGCATCTCAAACATTTTATGGATATCAAGCCAATAGCACAGGATCAATGACACCTGCAGGCGCTGACATACAAGACATTATTTACAATGATGGGGTTGGTGATTTAGCAGATGGGGTTGGTGGTTGGATCAATGTTTTAACTACACAACCAGAAACAATTGTTGCCAATCAACAAGTATCAGCATTTACTAGAGTGCAAGTTATTGCAAATGCAAATTGTAATTTGCAAGTAGCAGGTACATATCAATACTATACATTTAGTAATGGCACACCAACTACTAATGTATATAAAACTGACACATCAATTGGTGTATATCAACTAACTGAGGGTCAACCACAATGGATTGAATATAGTTTTTATGCCAAACCTGCAAACGCAAATGTTGGTATATGGACTGTTGGTACAGCATATCGTGTGCAAGACAATGCTAATGTGACTTTTCAAACAGGTAGCATAGTAGTAGGAACTAACAATAATTGGTTCTTCCCGACTACTGAATAACAAAAAAGCATAAATACAAATAAGGAACAAACAAAATGAGTTTACTACTAAACGGTTCAAAAACAATGACAATCGCTGGCACAGAAATGCAGTGCCTAGAGATTTATACAGGTGAAAGTTATACATTACCACTTAACTTTGTAGACAGTACAGGTAACGCTGTTAATTGCCATAGTTGGACAATTTCAACAAGTGCAAAATTTTACACAGTTGACAACATTACATATCCTAGCAATTATTCAGTTAATCTCGGTAACTTAAACTTAAACAACACACAACCTGCAAACAGTGCATATACAATTAATGCAAATTGGACTAACGCAAATCTTGGTCAAGGTTATTTGTACGTGGGTAACAATATTACAAACACATCCAATGCAGGCATTCCACAAATTACATTAGCAAATAGCGCCGCAAACTCAACATTAGTTATTGTAAGTTTGAATGTAGGTAGAACTGATGCACTAAGTGGTCAGCCAGATTACAATCGTGAGCCATTAGGATTTGTTGTAAGGTACCAATAAAATGAGTGATGTAACAGCCAATGTTGTTGTAACAACTAACCCTATTAATGTACAAGTTAATTCTACACCTGTACAGGTAACACCCAATGCCATTCAATTAAATGTGTTTTCAGGTGGCTCTGCCAATCCAGGTGGTGCTACTGGTCAATTACAATATAACAGGGGTGGTGGACTCGAGGGTGTGCCTTATACCAATGTTGCAAATGGCAATGTTAGTTTTACAAATATTAACACATTAAAAATTGCAGGTGGTACCAATGGTTATGTGTTGCAAACAGATGGTACAGGTAATTTAACATGGACTGCACAAAGAGGCAATGGTGGTGGTAATGGTAATGCTACACCAGGTGGTGCAAACACAGAAATTCAATATAACAATGCAGGTAACTTTGCTGGTCTGTCAGGATTTACACTTGACAACACAACAGGTAATGTAAGCATACCAGGTAACTTATATGTTGTTGGTAATATCACTGGTGGTGGAATTACAACTGTGCCAAATTATGCAAATTATTCAGGTTATGTAGTAAACTCAACTCAAGGAAATATTACACAAACAGGTAATCTTGTTTACATGCAAATTGGCAACAATACCTTAAACACAGTTAATTGGCAATATTATCCAAACACTACAACCATTAACGTTCAAGGTACACAATATCCAGCTGGATCAATTAGAACTGAAATTGCAGATGCAGCCAACATAGGTACATATGCCGGACAAGATGCAATTATTCAAAGTTATGATGTTGCAAACAACACAGGTGGTGGATACAATATAAATTATTTTATTCAAGACACAGCCAACACAGCAAGTAAAGCCGTATTTGGCAGTGAATTATTTTATCCATATAATTATAATCCTGGTGATCAAGGCGCAGCCGGCTATTATCAATTAAGTCTTTTAGGTCAAAATAGTGACACAGCAAATGGTGATTTTAATACTGCTACTACATATTCTGTAGGTAATCCAGGATTAAACTTTGCTGTTGCTAATCCTGCAGAGTTTCCTGCAGGTACTCCTATAGTTGCTATTACCAATTATGGTGTAACAGGTGACAGTCAAGTTGGATCTACTGGTTTACGATTTACCAGACGTAGAGGTAATGGTAATGCAAGACAATCGTTGGTAGCAAATGATTACCTAGGTAACATTGAATGGCGTGGTGCAACTGCAAATGGTGCCGCCCCAACAAATGGTTGGCCACGCATTGCACCTCGTGTTGATGCTAATTATGTAACTGGATCTGCCAATTTACCAGTAAGCATTAACATCAGCACAGTTGACAATTCAAACACATACACCACAATTTTTAGTAGCAATGGTAGCGTTACATTGCCTGGTGCTATATATGTTTCATCAAATAGTGTTGCATTAGGTAATTTAACCGCAGGTAATGTTGATGCAAATTATGCTGTTGCAATTGGTTATCAAACAGGTGCAGGACCAAATAGTGTTAGCATTGGTCGCACGGCAGGTGCATTACCATATTTAGGTACACGTGCAGATGGTGCAGTTGCAATTGGTAATGCAGCCGCGGCACAAGCACAAAAAGAAGGTGGTGTTGCAATTGGTGACAATGCTGGTACATACAATCAATCAGGTAAGGCAATTGCAATTGGTTCATACGCAGGTGCCAACTCACAAGGTATATTTAGTATTGCAATTGGTGCATATTCAGGCAATGCTAATGCACAATCAAATAACAGCATTATTATAAATGCCACAGGCAACGAACTTGATGCACCAACAGCAAATGCATTTTATGTAAAACCAATCAGAGGTCAAGCACAAGACAATCAATTGTATTATGACATAACTACTGGTGAAATTACATACAGCACTTCAGGTACTGTAGCATCAGCAGCCACAGTTACAAATAATGCACAACCTAACATTACTAGTGTTGGCACATTAACAAGTTTGAATGTAAGTGGTACAATTACAGCAGCCAACATCACAGCAAACACAGGAGTGTTTACTGGTAATGGTAGTGGATTGTCACAAATTGTTGGTGCAAATGTAACAGGATACGTTCCTAATGCTAACATAGCAAATACAGCATATTCAGTAGCCGGTGCTAATGTAAGTGGACAGGTAGGTAACGCATTAGTAGCAGGTACTGTTTATACAAATGCACAACCCAATATCACTAGTGTTGGACAATTAACTAGTTTATTAGTATCTGGTAATATTCAATCTGGTAATGGTACCACAGGAACAGGTAATATTTTTGCTTTTGGTAATATTAGCACATTGAGTACTTTGTTGGCAAATACCATTACTAGCAATTCAAATATTTTTGCTAATACAGGTATTGTTAAAGGTCAATATTTGTATGGTGATGGTAGTAACATTAGCAATATTTCAGTAGCCAATATTTCAGCAATTACAAATGGTAATAGTAATGTAAGTGTTAAACCAAATGCCAATATAAACATAAGTTCAAACGGCGTAGCAAATGTATTAGTAGTAACATCAACTGGAGCAAACATTGCCGGTACATTAAATGCTACGGGCAATGCCAACGTTGGTAATATTGGTGCAACTAATGCAGTGTTTACTAATATTAGTGGTAATGGCAATTCAATAACAAATATACAAGCCGCAAACATTGTAGGTACAATTGCCAATGCAAATTATTCTGCTTATGCAAATATTGCAACTACTGCATATAGTGTTTCAGCCTCAAATATTACAGGCACAATTAATTTTGCAACATATGCAGGAACAGCAAATGCTGTAGCAGGTGCCAATGTGTCAGGTGCAGTTGCTTATGCAACAACAGCAAATTCCGTAGCAGGTGCTAACGTAAGTGGTAAGGTAGCAAATGCAATATATGCAGATCAAGCAGGTGGTGCAACAATAGCAGGAACTGTTACTAGCAATTCACAACCTAATATTACTGGTGTAGGATCATTAGGCAATCTAAATGTAATTAATAGTATTACTGCTAATGGTACAATTACTGCTAATGCTGGGTTAATTTCAGTTGGTGCTAATGGCTATGTTAACGCATCTAGTATCACTACTAATGTTGAATATTTGACTCCTACTAGTTATGCCACATTAAATGGCTTAAAAGCCGCAGGTGCAAGAGGTATTTGTATTGATGCTAATACAACAACTTTTTATGCTACAGTAGGTGGTGGTGGTTCAAACACAGTTCCGATCTTTTATAACGGAACCGTGTGGAAAGTGGGTTAAGCATAAATAGATAGTCACAACTACGAAACATTGCGAGGTAGCGATGTTTCGTCATAATGCGAGACAGCAGAAGGAACACAATCATGGCCACATTTAGCCAAGCAACACTCAATCAAGTCGCGGGCTTTGACGCCCAAGTATTAGCACAAAATCTAATATACAATCAAAAAGATTTTTGGAATTTCAATTGGTCAACAGTTACCAATTATGCAGGTGGATGGACTGCTAACACAGCACCAATCGATTTAACAGGTGCAACAATCGATGCACAAATTGTTCGCAGAGCAATTACAAATTTTAACGATAGTCGTTCAGGATACAACTTTCAAATTCATGACTATCCATTAGTTCCACAAGTATGTCAAATTTCAGCAACCAGTTCTACTGACAACACATTAACATGCGACACAACAAGTTTGTTGTTTGTAGGTAAGCCAATTCAATTTACAGGTGCTGTGTTTGGTGGTGTTGCAATTAACACAACATATTATGTAAAAACAATTATTACAAGCACAACATTTACAATTAGTGCAACAAGTGGTGGCAGTGTGTTTACACTTACAACAGCAACAGGTACTATGGTTGCAAACACAATTGCACCCACACCCATAACAATGACAATTACCAATCGTGTTGATTTGTTAGGTAAATTTACATTGTTGATTGATGACAGCACATGGGGACTTATCGCAGGTGATCCTGATTTAGACATTGGTGCACTTGAACCAGCTTGTTATACAGGTCGTGTTAAAATTAGTTTTCCAGCAGTTGGAGATCAACCAGCATATGACGAAGCCGTATTTTTATTATTCCTAGTTAACAGCGATGGTGTTGTTAACACTTCAGCAGGAGTATAATCATGGCAACACAAGTTATTGTTAACAACAGTAGCAACAACATACAAGTTAATGTTGCTAGTGGTAGTGCAGGTGCAAATGGCGCTACTCAAGTCAATGTATCCAGCAAT